AAACTTCTTTACAATTGGATGTATTTTATATTTCTCTTGTACAGAAGATGGCTTTTGGCATGTAGCTCTTGACTCGTCTAAAGATCCTTTAGCAGTTAAAGGCGCATTTGCTTGGGCAGCGTAATAATTAATTAGTGTGGGCCTTCGGGCCCGCATAAATTTAAGGAGAATAAAATTATGTCAATAACATCAAAAGTTAGACAAACAGTAGTCTTAACTGCAGACGGTCAATTACAAAGTTTAGTAAATACTGCAACTACATCAACAGCTACTAATATTACAAAAATTAATATTATGAATGTATTTGCACAATCTACTGATGCAGACGCTGAGATAAAAATTTATAATGAAACTGGAAGTGCAACAGCAAAAAATTTAGTTTTTCATGGTAAGTTTGGAGCAGCTGCTAATGCAGTTCATGAATTTAAAATGCCAGGAGCAGGTATTTATTGTAATGAAGGAGCTTACGTAGATCTTACTAACTGTGATTTTTGTTACGTAATCGGAACATTTTAAGGAGTTAGCCAATGGCGAATACTACTTCCTCATCATATTCATTTGATCAGGATTTCTCAATAGATGAAATCATTCAAGATGCGTACGAACGTATTGGACTTCAAGGAACTGGTGGACATCAATTAAAAACTGCCAGAAGATCACTTAACATTCTTTTTCAAGAATGGGGTAATAGAGGAATACATTTTTGGGAAGTAGGAAATACTAATATTAATTTAGTTGCAGGTGCAACTACAAATGTAGATGCAACTGACGAAGGTGCTGGTATTTATACTTTTTATAGAAATTCTGTAGATAGCGCAGCAGCAGCTGCAGCTTCACCACAGGCAACAACAGTTCCAACAACAAATGTTTTTGGTATCTCAGATATTTTAAATGTTGCTTATAGACAAAATTACAACACAACAAATCAATCAGACACAGGATTAACAAAAGTTGCAAGAGATGCATATGCTGCAACAGCAAACAAAGCATCTAACGGAACACCTTCACAATTTTGGGTACAAAGATTTATAGATAAAGTTACATTAACTATTTACCCATTACCTAACGCAACTGCAGCATCAAATTTTTTAAGTGTTTATTATGTAAGAAGAATTCAAGATGTAGGAGCTTACAGTAACGCAGGTGATACACCTTTTAGATTTGTACCGTGTATGATTTCAGGATTATCATATTACTTATCTATGAAGTTTGCACCACAAAGAACACAAGAAATGAAATTGCTATATGAAGATGAACTAGCAAGAGCACTATCGGAGGATGGATCAGCAGCGAGTACGTTTATTACACCGAAAACTTATTATCCAAATGTATAATGGCAAGATTTGCAAAAGGAAGCAGAGCGTTAGCAATATCAGATAGATCAGGTGCCGCTTTTCCATATAAAGAAATGGTTAAAGAGTGGACTGGGGCATGGGTACACATTTCTGAGTTTGAACCTAAACAACCACAATTAGAACCACATCCTGTAGGAGCTGATCCACAAGGATTACTACATGCAAGACCTGCAAGAGTTGAGTTTCCAGTACAAGACATTTTACCAAACAACCCATTTACAACAACAGCAGCATCTAAAGTTTTAAGTATTTCTTTTCCAGATAATAAATTAAACGAAGGCACAACACACGTAAGATTTCAAGCTGTTAAACAACCGGTTGGAGGTGTTGCAGTTACAACTTTAGAATTATCTACAACATTAAATGGAAATATAAGTGACACTGCTACATCGATAGTTTTAACTGATGGATCTGAGTTTCCAACAGCAGGTTTTATTGTTATAGAAAAAGTAAATAGTGAAACAGGAAAATATGAAAATGAAACAATTGAATATACAGGAAGAAGCACGAATACACTAACAGGCTGTACACGTGGAACTTCTGCTCCATACAAAGGTAAAACTTTTGCTAATACAACAGCTGGTTCTCATTTATCTGGAGCTAAAGTTTTTGGATCTTATTTAGCAACAGCTGTAGGAACTACTTTTAACACAGGAGCGCAACCATCTACAAAAGTAATATATAATTCTTTAACAGTGCCTTTAGTATCTAACGCTACTAGTGCAGAAACAGGAGGCGGTTTTCAGTGTACAATTGGACCCGTAAATGATAGAAATTAATTATGTCAGGACTTTCAAGTTATTCATATACAACAATTAAACAAGCTATTTTAGATTACACTGAAGTAGATTCTAATGTATTTACAACCACTATTTTAGATGGTTTTATAATGGCTGCTGAGCACAGAATTAATCTTGATTTACCCATGGATGCAGACCGATTCGTGGAGCAAGGTACAATGGCAACTGATGTAAATAATATCAGAGTTCCAGCAGGAACTTTATTTGTAAGAGGTGTAGAAGTATTTAATGCTACAAATTCTACGGAACAAGGTACGTACTTAGAAAGACGTGATCAAACTTTTTTAAGTGAGTATGTAGGAAGATTAACAGGTCCAGAAGGATCGACTGCATCAGGTGCAGATGTTACAGGCAAACCTAAATATTACTCAATGTTTGGTGGTGCTACAGGATTAACAGATACTACTTCAGGATCTATTTATTTAGCTCCAACTCCGGATGCTAATTACATATTTAGAATATATTATAACAAAATGCCTACGGGATTAGGATCAGGCTCAGATGGTAATTCTCACACATATATTAGTAATTATTTTCCTCAAGGCTTATTATATGCTTGTTTAGTAGAAGCATATGGATTTTTAAAAGGTCCAACAGATATGTTGACATTATACGATGGAAAGTATAAAAGTGAACTACAAAAGTTTGCAGCGATGCAAATTGGAAGAAGAAGACGAGACGATTACACGGATGGTACAATAAGAATTCCAATCGAGTCACCGCCTCAATAATTAGGAGATAAAAATTATGGCAATAACATCGGCAATATGTAACAGTTTTAAAGCAGAAGTTTTACAAGCTTTACACAATTTTACGGCATCATCTGGAAACACTTTTAAATTAGCTTTATACACAAGTTCAGCAACTTTAAATAAATCAACAACAGCGTATAGTACATCAAACGAAATTTCTAACACATCGGGATCTGCTTACACAGCGGGTGGAAAAGCACTTACAAGTGTTACGCCTGCACTATCAACAGATACTGCGTGTTGTGATTTTGATAATATATCTTTTACATCAGCATCTTTTACAGCTAACGGTTGTTTAATATATAACGATACAAACGCTGATAGAGCAGTTTGTGCTATCGCATTTGGTTCAGACAAAACTGTAACAAGTGGAACTTTTACAATTCAATTTCCAGTAGCAGACGCATCTAACGCGATAATACGTATAGCATAAGGAGAAAATCCTTATGTCGGTTACCCGAACATTTACAGTAACAGTCGCCAACCCAGGTTCTGGTAATAGATATTACATAGACGGAGTTTTACAAGAAACTGTCAATCTTATTGAAGGAAAAACATATAGGTTTGATGTTTCTGATAGTAGTGTTAGTGGACACCCTTTTAAATTTTCTACAACAAGTAATGGAACTCACAACGGAGGTTCTGAGTATACAACAGGAGTAACAACTTCTGGAACAGCAGGTCAAACAGGTGCTTATGTTGAAATAGCTGTAGCAGCTTCCGCGCCACAACTTTATTATTATTGTCAATATCATTCAGGAATGGGTGGACAAGCAAACACAGTTGACTCATCGGTACTAAGAGTACTTACAGTAACAGTAGCTAATCCTGGTGCTGGTAATAGATATTATATAGACGGAGTTTTACAAGAAACTGTAAATCTTGCTGAAGGTTATACATATAGATTTGATCAATCAGCTGGTTCTAATGGTGGACATCCTTTTAAATTTTCTACAACAAGTAATGGAACACATAGTGGTGGAAGTGAATATACTACTGGTGTAACTTACAATGGCACACCTGGAAATCCTGGAGCCTACACACAAATAGCTGTAGCAGCTTCTGCACCACAACTTTATTATTATTGTCAATATCACTCAGGAATGGGTGGACAAGCAAATACACCATCAGCAGATTCATGGGGTCTTCTTGAATGGGGACAAAACACATGGGGTGATCAAAACGTAGTTGAAGTTAGTCTAACTGGAGTAAGTGCAACTACATCTGTTGGATCAGTAACACCATTTGCAAGTTTAGGATGGGGTGGAAAATCTTGGGGTAGTGGTGAATGGGGTGAAATATCAGACAACTCTGTTATATTAACTGGAGTAAGTGCAACTACATCTGTTGGAATTCCTGAGGCAGGAGCTGAACAAGGTTGGGGTAGAGATGCTTGGGGTGAAGAACCTTGGGGAGAAAGCTTTAGTCCAACTGTATTATTAACAGGTCAAAGCGCAACTACATCTCTTGGAACTTCGGAAGTTCTTACAGAAATAAATCAAGGTTGGGGATCAGATACTTGGGGAACTGAAACATGGGGACAATCAGGTATTATAGTTGAATTAATTGGAGTTGAAGCAACTGCAAGCTCAGGAGAAGATGTTAGTTGGGGTAATCAAACTTGGGGATCTTCAACAACTGGTTGGGGTGGAGAATATTATTTACAAGTAGCAGATGTAATGGGATTAACAGGACTAAGCTCTACATCAACAGTTGGATCACCAACGGCAATATCTGATCTTGAATTAATTCCAACAGGTCAAAGTTCAACATCAACAGTTGGATCTGTAAATATAGATTTTAGTATAGATGTTTCTTTGACAGGAGTGAGTTCTACTTCTGCAACAGGAACAATAGATCCTCCAGATCAAAGCATGGGATTATCTGGTCTAAGCGCTACATCAATAGTTGGTACAGGTGTAATTATAAGTGCAAACCCCGAAATAGAATTAACTGGTTTGTCTATGACTGCATCAACAGGAATTTTAGATCCTGCAGATCAAGTTATGGGATTAACAGGTGTAAGTGTAACAGCATCAACTGGGGCTTTAAATCCAGCAGATGTTATGGGATTGACAGGAGTATCAGCAACTGCTAGTGTGTCTCCTATTGGTGTAGCTCCTTTAGGTTATGAAGCAGTTACAGCCACACAATCTGCAAATTATACAAATATTACTGCAGGTAATTAAATAATATGTTATTGACATTAAGTCTAAAAACAATTAAAAAAAGATATTAATTAGGAGAACAAAATTATGGCATCATCATATACAGATCTTGGCTTAGAGCTAATGGCAACCGGCGAAAACGCTGGAACTTGGGGAACAAAAACTAACGCAAATTTAAGTCTTATAGAACAACTTACAGGTGGTGTTTTAGAAGTTTCTATTGCAGGTGGTGCAGGGACTACAACTTTAGATATAGATAATGGTGCTTTAACAGGTACTGCTCAACAAAGAATTTTAGAACTTACAGGAAGTATTACTGGAAACAGAATTGTAACTTTCCCAGTACTTACAGAAAATTGGTATATAATTAAAAATGGTACTTCAGGTGCATACACAGTACAATTAAAAGCAGCAACAGGTTCAGGAGCTACAGTTACTTTTTCAACAACTGATAAAGGATATAAACTTATTTATCTTGATGGTGTTGCAACAAACACTGGATTGTTTGATGCAGCTTTATCTCCAGCAGGTACAGTAACAGAAACAGGTACTCAAACTTTAACTAACAAAACATTAACCGCTCCTAAAATAGGCACTTCTATTTTAGACACAAATGGCAATGAATTATTTTTATTAACAGCTACAGGTTCAGCAGTTAATGAGCTTACAATAGCCAATGCAGCTTCAGGAAATGCACCTAGTATTACAGCTTCTGGAGAAACTAATGTAAGTCTTAACCTAATTCCAAAAGGAACTGGTCAAGTACAAATTAATGGTAATACAGCATCAACAGTTGGAAAAGCTATTGCAATGGCATTAGTTTTCGGATAAAAGAATAACAGGAGAAAATAAATTATGGCAAACCCAAATCTAGTAAACGTAACATCAATAACAGGTGAGTCGGTACAAGCAGCTTTAGGTACTACTCTTACTACAGAGATTTTAGCAGCAGCATCAGACACGCTTGTAAAAATTAATAGTATTTTAGTAGCAAACATTGACGGAACAAACTCTGCAACATGTTCTGTTTTCATAACTAAAAGTGGTGGATCACCAGTTGCAATCGCAAGTACAATAGCTGTACCAGCTGATTCTACTCTTACGGTGGTTGACAAAAACACTGCATTATATCTTGAAGAAGGTGATAACTTAGAAGCTGGCGCAAGTGATACTGGTGACTTAACTATCACTGTAAACTACGAAATATTGAACGACGCATAATAGGGGGATCTAATTAGATGGCTCATTTTGCTGAAATTAATTCCGAAACAAACAGGGTACTTAGAGTTATCGTAGTTGGTAGCGAACAATGTGCTGCAAACGGTGGAGAAGATTCTGCTGAGTGTGAAGCATGGGTAAAAAGTTTTCATCCTGGTGATCCAACAGTTGATACAGTTAATGCTGAAACAGGAAAATACGAAAATATTTCTGATACTTTTTGGAAAAGAACTTCAGTAAACACATACGCTAATCAACATTGGACAGATGTAAATCCTGGTACAAGAGAAGATTATCCAGAACCAGAGCATGGTGCTGACAGTACATTTAAACCAGGAAAAATACCTACAAACAGAATATGGCCTTGGAGATTATCTGATACTCAGGAAAAAACTTTAAGAAAAAATTATGCAGTAGTTGGTGGTTTATATCATTCTGAAGGAGATTATTTTTCAGGATATAAAGTACACCCATCTTTTCTTTTAGATGAACCAACAGGTCTTTGGTGGCATTCAGTGCCAGTTCCTGTTACACTTACACATTCAGATGGAAGAGAATTTAATAGAATTAATTGGAATGAAGATGAATTACAATGGAAAGCTATTATGTTTGTAGATGGAACTGAAGACATAGATTTTGAAAAAAAATGGAACAAAAACACATTAGTATGGGAGGATATATAAAATGGCAAATAATATTGAAACACCACCAGCATCAGCTTTAGCTGGCGGACTTGAAGGGGTAGCAAACGTACCTGTTCAAAATGATAAAGTAACAGTTTTTAATTCACCGGGAACTTTCACAAAAGATCCAGCTAACGGACCTGGAGCCTGTAAGGTTCTAGTCGCTGGTGGCGGTGGTGGTGGCGGTCAAGGAATTGCTGGAGTATGTTATGGCGGTGGCGGAGCTGGTTCTTATGCCAGTGATAACTCTCAATCTCTACCTTCAGGTAGTGGTTATGCTGTAACTGTTGGTGCCGGTGGCGGTGGCGGATCTACCGGAAGTACAAGTTCTGTAGGCTCAGTAGTCTCAGTACCTGGCGGCGGCGGTGTCGGCGGCGGTTGTAGTGGTGCATCTAATCCACAATACAGCGGCGGCGGTGGACCAGCACCAGGATATAAAGCTGGTGGCGGAGCTGGTGCAAGAGATAATGGCGGACATGCAAGTTCTGGTGGAGCTGGTGGTGTTGGTGTAAATTCATCTACAAACGGATACAATGTTAATGCAGGTGCAGATACAGCTTACATGATAGCGGCAGGTTCAGGCGGCGGTGGCGGCGGAACACCTGGAGGTTCTGGTTCAGGAAATAATCAAGGCGGCGGCGGTGGCGGCGGCGGAGAAGGTGGCGGCGGATCTGGCGGATCTGGAGTAGTCGTTGTTAACGAAGCAGGTTTTGGTGCTTTTGTTGGTTCAGGAGTATGGCCACTAGGCGCACAATTTTATTACAAGAAAAACGGAGTTTGGGCTTAACATACCATCTTTACATTTTTAAAGAATAATATATAGTTAGCATATAAAGGATATATGCAACTAGAATATTACTATTGGTATTTTGATAAAGCTCTTTCATCAAATTTTTGTGATGAAGTAATTAAATTTTCAAAAGATAAACAAAAACTTACCGGTGTTGTAGGTGCTCCAGGAAAACTTAAAGACTTAAAAGAAGTAAGAGATACAAACATATCTTGGATAGATGATCAATGGGTTATGAATGAGATATATCCCTATGTCAACATGGCAAATGAAAATGCTAATTGGAATTTTGAAATTTCCGCAGCAGAAACAGCTCAATTTACAGAATATAAACCCGGTCAATTTTATGGTTGGCATTTAGATCAATATGAAAAACCTTATAATTCTAGCGAAGATATAAAAATTAAAGACCCTATATTAATTGGTAAAATAAGAAAACTTTCTGTTTCTGTATTATTGTCCGATCCTAAAGATTACAAAGGAGGCGACTTACAATTTCAATTTAGAAATAAAACTGACCCTAATATAATAGATACAGTAGACATTAAAAGTAAAGGTTCGGTGATTGTTTTTCCAAGTAATGTATGGCATCAAGTCACTCCAGTAACAAAAGGAATAAGACATTCTTTAGTTATATGGAATTTAGGGCAACCTTATAAATAATATGAATTTTGAAAAAAATAAATATACTGTTTTAAAACAAGTTATTAGTAAAGACCTTGCTCAATTTGTATATGACTATCTTTTAATAAAAAGAAACGTCTTACACACTTATATAAAATATAGACATATATCTCCTTTTAATGACATGCATGGAACTTTTAAAGATAAAATGGTGCCTAATACTTTTTCAATGTATGGCGATGCAGTTAATGATAATTTATTATTAAAACTATTACCAGTAGTAGAAAAAGAAACTAAATTAAAACTTCTTCCTACTTATTCTTACTCAAGGATATATAAAAAAGAAGATGTTTTAAAAAAACACAAAGACAGGTTTAGTTGTGAAATATCTACGACACTTAATTTAGGAGGAGATCCTTGGCCTATTTTTATAGAACCAAACATACAGATAGATTTAAATCAAGGAGATATGTTAGTTTATAAAGGTTGTGAGTTATTGCATTGGAGGGATAAATTTGAAGGAGAAAATTGTGGTCAAGTTTTTTTACATTACAATGAAGATACAGAAAAAGGTAGAGAAAATATATATGATGGAAGAATTCATTTAGGTTTACCTGCAAACATGAAAGTTTATAAATGAATAAGTTTCCTTATTTATTAATTGATAATTGGTTTACAGAATTAGAGTTAAAAAACATTTGGAAAGAAATAAATTTTTTTACTATAAAAAATAAATTTATTAAATCCTCAGAAACAAAAGAAGTTGCCGTATCCAATGATAAAAAACCATTAGCAAATAATTTTAGAGTATCTCCTTTTAATCACTATAGTGACCTTGGTTATAAAACTTCTCCAATTGCAAACTCATTAAGTAAGATTCAAAATAAAGACTTTCATTCATTGGTCAATAAAACTTTTGCTGATACAGGCACAGCTTTAGCAAATGTTTTTTTAGGAACAAATCAATCAACGTCAATTATTTCTTATTATGAAAAAGATAATGATTACAAAGAACATTTTGATCAACAACAATTTACTATGATTACTTGGTTATATAAAGAACCTAAAAATTTTACTGGTGGAGATTTTTATTTTACTAAAAACAATACAAAAATTAAATGTGTTTCGAATAGAACTATTCTGTTTCCTGGTTATTATTATCATTCAGTAGAACCAGTAAAAATTATAGACACAACAAAAGAAAATAGTGGACGTTTTAGTATAAGCACTTTTTTCTATACAATACCGGAGACGTATGGAAATTAAAAAACCTTTACTTACAGATACGTTTTTAAAATTTTTTCTTAATTTAAATTTAAAAAATAAAACTTACTTAGAAATTGGTTCTGGAAATTCTACTGTATTTTTTTCTAAACAGTTTAAACAAATAATATCTTTTGAAGATAGTATGGTTTGGTATGATAAATTAGATGCTTTAAAAATACCTAATGTTAATCTACAATTTTTTAAAATGGATCTTGTGTTTGATGACTGTACAGAATGTACAGGAGTGAAAAATAAATTAAAACACTACCTTCAAACAGCAGACTTTATCATGATTGATAATAACCCTATTAGAACTAGCAGAACTAAATTTGCTAAATTTGTAGATGAACATAAAAAACCTGAGTCTATAATTATTTTAGATAATGGAGAAAAACATTTAGAGGCAATGAGTTTTTTAAAAAGTAGGTACTATTGTATGGATTTTCCTGGTAAGAGATATGATGATTCTTTTTCTGTTACTTCTATGTTTTTTACTAACGATAACTATAAGAAGTTGTTATGAAGTATTTAGGGGCACAACCAAAACTATATAAGCAAAGAGTTTCTTTAGACTTAGCAGCCATACCTATAAAAATATATCAAACTGATTTTAAATTAAAACCAGAGTTAATAGAAAAAATTAAAAACTATTCTTTTCATACTGACAAAGATAGAATTAAAGTTAATCTAAGTAATAGTCAAAGCATACTTACCGAGTATAAAGAATTAAAACATGTTAGAGATTACATGAATGCCATAGCTTTGGATTACACTAAAAATATTCTTGAAATAGATAATGACATATACATGTGTCATAGTTGGGTAGCAATGACAGACCCTGGAAAAAGTCATCATGAACATACACATCAAAATGCTTTTTTTAGTATTGTTTATTATGTTAATGTAGAAAGCGGTAATTTAAACTTAGTTGTTGAAAAATCTTCAATTGAAAAACTATTTAACTTTCATTACAAAATTAAAAACTACAATATATATAATTCTTGTTCTTGGAGTATTACACCAGGTGTTGGAGATTTTATAGTATTTCCAGCAGACCTAAGACACAGCACTGCAAAAAATGAAAGTGATCAACAGAGAATAATATTTGGAGCTAATTATTTTTTATCAGGAGAAAGTGGTGATCAAATTCAATTAACTAAATTAGATATATCTTGGCCTTAATATGGAAATAATAAAAGATTTTATAAAAGAAAAACCAATTTTTGATCGTCTAAAAACACTGTTAATGTCAAAAGACTTTCCTTATTACTACCATGATTTTACAGCAAATGATCTAGACAGGTCTAATTTTTTCTTTGCTCACGTGTTGCATAGTAATGGAGAACCTAAAAGTAACTTCTTTAATCAAATAACAATGCCTCTATTAGGTAGGTTAAATTTTAATTATTTACATAGAGCAAAAATTAATTTGTTTACAAGACAGGAAAAACATTTTGTTAGCGAACCACATAGAGATATGGATACTGAACATTATGTGGCATTATTTTCTATCAATACCAACAATGGTTATACTTTATTTGAAGATGGTACAAAGGTACCCTCAGTAGAAAACCAATGTCTTATTTTTGATGGAAGAACTAAACACTCTAGTGTTACACAAACAGATGAAAAAGTAAGGATAAATATCAACCTTAACCTATCATAACTGATTGAAAAAAGTTTGGTTTTGATGTATCTTCCAGTAAATTAGGAGTTTTATGCTACAAAAGTTAGGGTTTTTACCTGGTTTCAACAAACAAGTTACATCTACAGGAGCTGAGTCTCAATGGACTGGCGGTGAAAATGTGCGTTTTAGATATGGTACACCTGAAAAGATAGGTGGTTGGAGTCAATTAGGAGAAAGTAAATTAACAGGTGCCGCTAGAGGTTTGCATCACATGGTTAATAAATCAGGCATTAAATATTCTTTAATTGGAACCAACAGAATTTTATATGTTTATACTGGAGGAATATATTATGATATACATCCTTTAGTTAATCCAACAGGTACAGCTATTACAAATGCATTTAGCACGACTAACGGCTCACCAACTGTAACTATTACTTTTCCTACTGCACACAACATGTTGGCTGGTGATATACTTTTGTTTGGTGATGCGTCTACTTTTAGTGCTATTACCGGTTCAAACTTTGTTGCTGCAGATTTTGTTGATAAAAAATTTATGGTAGCTAGCGTTCCAACTGGAACAACATTAACTATTACAATGCCTAGTAATGAAGGAGGAGCAGGAGCAACTACTTCAGGAGGCATAACTTATTTTCAATATTACCATGTAGGTCCACCTGATCAAGTTGGAGTATTTGGTTATGGTATATCTCAATGGGGTGGAACAACTACAAACCCACAAACAACAACATTAAATGGATCATTAGGAGACAATGCTTTTGGAACTGGTGGATCAGGAACTACAATTAATGTAGCAAGCACATCTAATTTTCCATCTGCAGGAACTAATTTTATACAAGTAGGAACTGAGGAAATACAATACACAGGACTTACATCTACAAGCTTTACAGGAATTACCAGAGCCGTACGAGGAACAACCAGAGCTGCTCACAATACTGGTGCAACTGTTACTAATCACAGTGGTTTTTCTGGATGGGGCCAAGCATCAGCTTCTACGGATAAAGTTGCAGAGCCAGGTATGTGGTCTTTAAATAATTTAGGTAGCACTGCTATTGCTTTAATATTTAATGGTGAATGTTTTCAATGGAATGCTGACTTAACTGATGCTGTAACAACAAGAGCAGAAATTATTACAGGTGCACCAACTGCATCTAGAGATATGTTAGTATCTACTCCTGATCGTCACTTAGTATTTTTTGGTACAGAAACAACTATTGGAGATAAATCTACACAAGATGATATGTTTATAAGATTTTCTTCTCAAGAAAATATTAATGAATATACACCTACAGCTGAGAATAGTGCTGGTACACAAAGACTGGCCGCCGGATCACGGATCATGGGTGCTAAGCTTGGTAGAAATGCACTTTACGTTTGGACAGACACAGCTTTATTTACCATGCGTTTTGTTGGTCAACCATTTACATTTGCTTATGAACAAGTTGGTACTAACTGTGGATTAATAGGTAAGAATGCAGCGGTTGAAGTTGACGGTGCTGCTTATTGGATGTCTGATAATGGTTTTTTTAGATATACAGGTAAACTAGAATCTATGGACTGTTTGGTTGAAGACTATGTTTATGATAATTTAAATACAACATCTAATCAAATGGTTTACGCAGGAATTAATAACTTGTTTGGTGAAGTTACATGGTTTTATCCAGAAGCAGATTCAAATGTTAATACTCAATCGGTTACATATAGTTATCTAGATTCTACAGCTAAACGACCTATATGGTTTGTTAATGCAAGTCCTTTGTTTATTAGAACTTCATGGCAAGATTCTGCTGTATTTGGATTACCTCATGCAACTCAGTATGATGCAGGAACAGATAGCTCTTTTGATGTAACTGGAAACACGGACGGAATCTCATATTACTATGAACACGAAACAGGTGTTAATCAAGTAAGATTAGGGGTGACTACAGCAATACCTGCTAATATTACTTCTGGTGATTATGATATTACACAAAAAGTTATCAGAGGAGCAGCAACTAATTTAGGTGACCTTAGAGGTGACGGTGAAAACATCATGAGAGTTAGTAGAATTATACCAGACTTTATAGCTCAAGCTGGTAATACAATTGTTCAATTAGATTTAAGAAATTATCCTAGTGATACAGCAGCTAGCTCATCGCTTGGACCATTTACAGTAACATCTTCTACAACTAAAGTAGATACAAGAGCAAGAGCTAGATCAATTGCTCTTACAATATCCAATACTGCAGTAGATACTAGTTGGAAACTAGGGACTTTTAGGTTAGATATACAAACTGGAGGAAGACGATAATGACAGAGCTAGAATTACTATTAGTTACTCAAGCAAGAAAAGCTAATCCAGATTTACATAGAAGAACTGATGGTGAAATTATGCAACTGTATAGAGATGGAAACATTGATATTCAAGATGTAAATGTTGAAGATGTAGACATGACATATGCTCAAGATGATTTTAATGTAGAACCTCAATACAGAATTAGAGATCAATTAAAAAGAGACTTTCTTCAAGGTGGTATTTTAAAAGATGCTTATAAAGGTTTAGGAGAAACATATAATCAACTTAGACAATCTCCTTTGGGTCAAGGAATAGGTTCTATTAAAAATTTTGCAACTTCTATGAAAGACAAAGGATTTAATTTAGGTAAAATGGCTATATCAGGAATAGGAAATGCAATTATGCCTGGATTAGGTTTTTTATTATCCAATTTACCAAAAGATTCTCCAAGAAATATTTTTAATAGAAGTTTTACTGTCGGTGGATCTAATATGCCTAATGATCCTTACGGTTATTATAGTTCTTTAAGAGCAGGTAATTTAAATCAAGATCCGTTTGGTAGAAACCCAGTATCAATGTTTGGTGATTACATGGGAACATTATCAAAAGATGCAAACTACACAGGAACAAATAAATTTAATTTAGCTAAAAAAGATTATGCACAAAACTTTTTAGACAAAAATGCTATAAATGCTGGTGGTGTTAAAATAGATAATACAGTTTATTCAGGAGCCGATTATCAAGGTGGTGGTGGTGACGGTGGCGGTGGTGCTCCACCGGGTTTTGGAACAACTTCTTCAGGAAATTTTTCAAATCAATTTTCAGGAGGGGATCCAGGGAATGCCAATCAAAATCAACAAGCTCAAGAAAACGCTGCATATGATTTTGCAAGAGGTGGTAGAGCACGTTATGGTAGAGGAGGCATTGCAAGTTTATAATGGCTAAGATAGTACAAACATTAACTAGAGCAAGCTCAGAATACCAAGAAGACGTATCTCAGTCTTTAGTTAGAGATTTAGATGCAGTGTTAGAAAAATTAAACACTACATTTCAAGAAGAATTAAAACAGGAGATAGAAGCTAGAAGTTTCTTTTTAGATTAATGGCAGTAGTAAACCAATATAAATTTGCAGGGATTGATAATAATACAAGTGGTAGTGCACTTACACCACTAGGTGCTAGTATTCCTGCAGTCAATGAAACTATAGTTATTAAATCTATACTTGTTACATCAGCAGGTACGCCAAGTGTGACGGTTACAAACAATAGTATCACAGCTATTAAATCTGCAGCTTTAACAGCTAATGTTACAACAGAATTATTAACCCAACCGCTAATAGTAGAAGGTGGTAAAACTTTTACAGTACAATCAAGCACAACAGACTCGTTTGATGTAGCTATTAGCTATCTAAACATAAAGAAAGAGGTAACAACGTAATGGACAAAGTAGTAACATTAACACCGGAAAAAATTATAACTAAAATTACAAACAAGAAAACAGGAGAAGTCTATGAGACTGAAGAGGCTTTAAAAGCTTCAAATATACCTGAAGAAGACGTGCAAAGAGATGTAACAGTTATCATGCCTCCTCTTGATTTGTTCGCAAAAACAAAGTAAACTGACAAAACCATGGGAATAGAAGATATACAAATTTCAGAAGAATTACAGACTAACGCACCCTCTATAAAATATAGCGGTAACGAAGGTCCTAAATCTCCACAAGAAATGGAGCGAGTAATGATAGCTTCTTTAGAAGAAGAATATTCTAAGTACGTATTTGAAATGCAAGAACAAGGTCTTGAGCCTATGTCTATGCAACAATTTATAGAACAAGCTATGGCCGAAGGACAAATGTCTGGTGGTCAACCTTTACCACAAGATCCAACAAAACCAGTAAATCCTTTTGCACCTAAACCTACAGGACCAGTATTACCTGACAGACAAATGGCAGCGTATGGTGGTATGATGGGTGGTGATGGTAGACGTAGATATGGTCTTGGAAGTTTTTTAAAAAAAACTGTTAGAAAATTAATACCAAATGAGATAGCAGACATAGCAGTTAAGGCTGCACCGTTTGTTGCACCGTTTAACCCGATAGCTGCAGGTTTAATGGCAGGTATAGGTGGCTTTGATCAAACAGGTAAAATAGGTTCATCAATTAAATCAGGATTAATGAATTATGGTATGGGTCAATTATCTAGAGGTATTGGTGGTGGTATGGATAATTTACAAAGAATGTCTTTTAAAGTTCCTGGAGGATCAGCATCAGGATTTGGACAATACTTTAGTAGTCCTGTGCAAAGTTCAGGTGGACTAGGAGAAATTTTTGATGCAAGAAAAACTGCAAATATAGCAAATGCAGAACGAGCTGCGATGACAGATGCAAACATAGGTTTTGGTAGTCAAGACAAAAACTTTCTTGAAAAAGTTGTAGGTAAAGTTGGAGAATATGTTCCAACATCTTTTAGCGATCTAACCGATCCTAAAAAAATACTCGGAGCTTTAGGTATATATAAAGGAGTAGAAGCAATAACAAAAATGGGTCCAGAAAAAGCTGTATCAGAAATTATGAAACGTGGTGAAAAATTAGATATAGATGGTATTAGAGCAGAAGTAATAGAAGCATTTAAAGATGAATCAGGTGAAAAATTAGCAGCACTTAGAACTAAATATCCTTATCTTGGAACACAAGGATCTAAGAATATAGCTGCTATGGCTATGGGTGGTAGAATAGGTAAAGCTGAAGGTGGAATCATGGACCTTGGTGGTATGGAAAAAGATTATAGAGCTGAAGGTGGGTTTGTACCTATTGGAAAAAAAGAAAAAGCAGATGATGTTCCTGCAAGATTAAGTGTAAATGAGTTTGTATTTACTGCAGATGCTGTTAGAAATGCAGGTGGTGGAGATATAGATAAAGGCGCAGAAATTATGGAGAACATGATGAAAAATTTAGAAGCTGGCGGACAAGTGTCTGAAGAGTCACAAGGTATGGCTGGCGCACAACAGATGTTTCAAACATCAGAACGATTAAGTGAGGTAATATAATGGCTGTACAACAAACACAAGCACTTCCACCACAATATTTAGAAGATCTACAAACAGATTATGGAAAACAATTAACTGCAACAACGGCAACGCCGTTAAATACAAATTTATTTGCACCTAAAGTTGCTGGTCAAGACCAAGCGCAACAAGATGCATATAAAATGGCTACAACACAGGGCCAAGGTATAGGAGCGTTTCAAGATTACATAACACAAGCAGGAGCCTATGATACTGCAGCATCAGGAGCTTTAGGTACAGCAGGTGGCTTATCAGGAGCACAAGCTTACCAAGGTTTTATGTCTCCTTATCAACAGGATGTAATTGATGCAACATTATCTGAGTATGATTCACAAGCAGCACAAGGCTTAGCAGGTATTGGTCAACAAGCAGCTATGTCTGGTAATTTAGGTGGAGGCCGTGAAGGTGTTATGAGATCACAATACCAAAACAAGTCTGACATGAACAGAGCATTATTACAATCAGGATTATTACAACAAGGATTTACACAAGCTAATCAATTAGCTAATCAAGCTTTTGGTCAACAAGCACAGTTAGGACAACTGCAACAAGGACTATCACAAAACCAACAACAATTAGCTTCACAAGTTCCAGGACTATATGGACAAGACATCAATACTTTAGGATCAGCGGGCGCGATTCAACAAGCACAAGAACAGGCACAACTAGACGCTACAAGAGAAGCAAACAGACTAGAAGCTTACGAGCCTTATGAAAGACTAGGTTATCAAGGTCAAGGTATTGCTAGTATTGCATCTGGTGCACCGGGACAATATCAATCTATGGTACAACCTAACCCTACGCCGTTGCAGAATGCGTTAGGAATAGCTGGTGTTGCTGGAGGATTGATGACTGGTTACGGTGACATGATGTCAGGAATCCGAGGAAAATAATGAATAATTTATACAAAAGACCTATGTTTAGAAAAGGTGGATCTGCTGAAGGCGGAATTACCTCTGGGTTACAAAGACAAGGTTATGAAAATGGAAAAAGTGTACAATCATTAAACATGGATCAAAACATGGCAGAGTTTTTAAAAACTGCATCTATTGGTGACATGAAAACAGCAGCTGATCAAATGTATACACAAAAAGAAAGACCTAACTATGCTAAACGTAGAATGGGTGATCTTATGATTGACTTTGGAATAGACATTGCATCCAGAACACCAACAGGTAGTGGTATTAGTGGAGCAATAAGCACGGCACTAGCAGCAGCCAAAGATCCATTTGAAAAATTTAAAGCATCAAGAGCTTCTGAAGAAGCATCAATGGTTGCACAACAAGACAATTTAGATACTAGAAGAGCTGGTATGTTTAAATCATTGATCGAAGGTCAGTCAGATATATTAGCAGAAAAATCTGGATCAGGTCGTTTTAGAGACGAAGCAGCAGCTGCAGAACTAAGAAGAATTATTCCAAGACTA